TCAGGAAAAAGAGAATTCTACGATACATTAGAAACTATATGTCCAGCACTCGATGGTAGCAGATTATGGAAAGACAGATACTACATGAAAGAATTTAAAGATGTTTCATTAGGTAGTTAAATAATTTATAATAAACAAAAGGAGAAAGTAGAAAATGTACAATGAAGATAATGACTTTACTAACAACTTGTGTGATACTTTAAGAATGTTTAATTCTAGCACAAAGCTTTATCAACGAGCAGATAAAGCTGTCTATAAGTTTTTAATTTATCAACAAATGGATAAGATTAACAAAGCTATTAAACAACTACAAAGCTTAGTTAATAGTTATGAATATGCCGATGGTATGGACGATATTAATGAACTACCTGGCTTTTGTGATAACTATCCATTCAAATATTCATTAGATGAAATGGGTACTGATTGGGGCGATATGTCCGAAGAAGAAACAAAAGAATATAATGCTAACCAGTTTACGGAATTGAAACAAAGACGTAGAGCATTAGGAGACAAGAAATATCTTCCTGATGATAATAAAGAGGTTTCATCTGACGATTAATAGTTTATAATAAAACAAAAGGAGAAAGAAATGAAAACAAATAGAAAAATGTATAACGATGTAGAAATAGACGTGTCTACTTGTAACATGCTTACAGTAAACTCTAATGAAGCAGAATACAGAATACAAGCTTTTAAGTATATGGCAATAATAAACGCCACTATCAGAAAGCTTAAAGACCTAAACGAAAAGTATTGGGTTAATGTATTATCTACCGATGTGAGTGATATGAGATTAGATCATCTACCAGGGTTTCAATATAACTACCCTTTCAAATGCCCTATTGAAGAATTAAAACCAAGTTGGGGTGAATACCCTTGTATAGCAGAGGAAGATAACAATGAGTGATTTCCAACATATAATTCACAAGATGAATCTATTAATGCTTAACGGTGATGATGAAATGAAAGAGTCAGAGAAAGATGACTTTACTGAATATTGTAAAATTAACTACGATGTCGATGATTTCTATGCTAACATTGAGTTTCATTATAACCCTAGTACTGAACAAACCTTAGTAGAACTATTTGATGGCAAGGAAGTTATTACAGCTAGATTTAAGACATGCATTAAACCTTCCGAATGGATTATTTGGTACGCAGACTTAGCAAGGAAAAATGTCGATAGCAACTTAATAATTTAATTGTTTAAAAATGCTTTTTAAAATTTTATAATAAAGAAACTTTAAAAAGAAAGGTCGAAAGATGAAAGTGTATGCAATATTCAATATCGATTCCGACAATACTTCTATTAGTCATAAAGACTTAAATAATGAAGATGCTGTCCATAAATATATAACAGTTCCTACTTTAGCATGGGCAGATAAAAACAGTGGATTCGTAGAATACGATATGGACAAAGAAAAGATATCGCATTTCGTTTTATTCCCTGATTCTAAATCTGCAATAGCTGAAGCTAGAGAGTTATCTGGTCATTCAGGATTAGAATACATAGTCAAGGAATTAGAATTAGATTTAACCGGAGGGTTAAACGTTCCTAACACGATCTTTAGTTCATACGATGACCACCCTTATTAATATAAAAACCTAGTATTTACTTATCGGGCCTTTTAGTTTATAGATAATTCTATGGATAAAGGACCCGATAATATTATTGATTTTACAAGTGCAGAAAATAAGATTTTATCAGACAAGGAAAAGAAGTTTGTTGAATTCATATTTCAAGGTTTAGGTAAGAAACAAGCGGCTTTGGAAGCCGGTTATGCTCAATCTGCAGCGCACGTTCAAGCGACACGCCTACTAAAGAAAGATAAAATACGCAAGGCCCTTGATCGATTACGCTCTCTTCAACACCAACAAACAGTTCATACGATGGACAAAGAGATCGAAGCGATTGATGCCATGATCCAAGAAGCTCGAGATAGAGGGCAAATTGGTGCAGCGGTTCAGGCCGCTCGACTCAAGGCACAAATGTTAGGGTACCTTGTTGATAAGAAAGAGATTAAGACAACAAACCTTGACACCATGAGCGAGGACGACATCGTCAATTACCTTGATTCCCTCAAAGCATCCTACAGCAACACGCAGTAAGCGTGGTTGATGGTTGTTGATTGTTGACCCTTGACTCTTGATCAGTAATGTACAACCCGGATCCAGGAGTACGGAGTACGGGATCACGCAACAACATACCAGGATCTTTGTACAAGTCTGTACAACCCGGATCAACGAAAAAATTAAATGTCATTCTTTAAAATAAAGATGTTTACTTCTGTTAATTATTTTAGTAAAATAAAGCAACAATAAAGGAGAAAGAAAAATGAAAAAAACCGAAACTAAACTACCTAGAACTGTTAATCAAATCGGAAACGATATCTGTCTTTTTAGATTGGTTAACCCGAAACAAGACGGAAGTAAATCGCATGAGATTTACTCAAAAGCACAGAAAGCTACTACGATCAAGGAAGCTTTCGAACAGGGTTACAGAACTATTGATATCGCATACGATAGCATGAGTAATGGGAAGTTTAAGAAACCTAATGTACTTATCGCAAGATATCTTAAAAAAGACCATAAGGAATTATACTTGACATTCCTTAAGGAATTTGAGGGAGTCAAGCTTTCACCTCAAATGGAAAAGAATGTGAAGGAATTCACAGCATTAGTTAACAAATTATAATTCGAATTGGGGACCTTCGGGTCCCCTTTTTTTATTCTTGATCGATTGATCCCTGTTGATCAGTTGATCCTTGACTCTTGATCATTGACGTTTGTCGTTAGACAAAGTACGTAGTTCGTAGTTTGTCTATAATAAACAATCAATTGCGCTTCGTAAGCAAAGCTCTGCGCAACTCTGATCAACTAAATAATATTATTTGTTTAGAATTGATTTTATTTAAAATATTCTAATTTTAGAAAGGAAAGAATATGGACTTAATACTGTATATACTACTAATTGCTTTTATAGCTATTACTACTACGCAATTTTAAGTTCTTTATAAAGAAATATATTTAATAAAAAAAATTAAAAAAAGTTAAAAAAATAATTTTACTTTTTTAAAAAAATATGAAATAAATATATTATTCTTTAATATAAAGAATAAAGAAAGGAAAAAGAAAATGAATAAAACTAAAGTAGAAGAAAAAGGAAAAGGAAAACTAAATAAATTTCCTTCTTCTTTAATAAGAATTAAAGATAATTTAATTCTTCATAGATTAGTAAACGATAAGAAAGGAAAGTCTTTCGAAAGATTAGAAAATTATAAGTTTTCTACTACTATCGAAAATTCATGGAAAAATTCTATGAATAAAGACGATTACGATTATAATACTAATAAACTAAAAACTATCTATTCGATAGATTTAGGAAATCTAAAAAAAGAAAATAAACTTAGATACTTAGATACTATTAATTTAAATTTATTATTCTTAAAAGATAATAATAATATTCCTAACTATAAAGAATTATTATCTTTAAATAATAAAGCGTTAGAAGAAGTTAATAAGTTATAATTCTAAAATAATATTTAGAAGAGAGAGGAATAAATTCCTCTCTCTTTTTTTATTTCTAATTCCTAAAAAATTTTCTTAAAAAAATCGTATTAAGTTTAATCGTAAAACTTTCGTATAAAGTTTAAAAAAATTTTTTCAGGTGCTGTAAAGACGGAGTAAACAGTGAACAAATGGCTTTTATGTGTATAAATTTCGTATATTGAATAATATTGAAAAAAGTGTATGGTATAGCCATGAAAAAAATAATTGAAAAAATGGAAATGCTATGGACTTGGCTACCTGCTCAGTTAAGTGTTTCAAGACGTATTTATTTACCACTAGGAATTATTGTTATCATCTGGATACTGTCAAAAAATTTTTAAGTTCATAGAAAGTTTTTTTTATGAACTTAGAGATACTACAAAAAGCTGAAGCAATATTACTGGATAAAAGTGCTCCTCAAGAGATTCGAGAGAAAGCATTTTTAGTAATAAAAAGTCAAAAAGAAAAACAGGAAGTATCTGGAGCACAAACTTCCATATTAAATTTCGCTCAACACATGTATAATGGTTATAGTACTCCTGCTCATATACAATTAATCGCTAAAAATTTGGAAGCTTTAGAACGAGATGAATTTGATCGTTTAGCTATTTTCATGCCACCAAGACATGGAAAGTCTATGCTATGTTCCGAGATGTTCCCTGCCTGGTTCCTTGGTCGTAATCCTAAAAAATTTATTATTCAATCGACTTACGCTCAAGAACTAGCTGATGATTTTGGACGCAAGGTTCGTAACCACGTCAAATCGGAAGAGTTCCTCAAAGTTTTTCCGAATGTAGCTTTACGAGAAGATTCTACTTCAGCGAAACGTTTTCACACAGTTCATGGCGGAACGTACTCAGCGGTTGGTGCGGGCGGTGCTATTACAGGTCGTGGTGCTCACTTACTCATTATTGATGATCCCATAAAAGGGCGTGAAGATGCGGAATCTCAAGTTCAAAGAAGGAATCTCATTGAATGGTATAAGTCAGTCGCTTTCACACGATTAATGCCAGGCGGAAAAGTAATCATCATTCAAACGAGATGGCACGAAGAAGATTTAGCAGGTTTCGTTTTAGAAAATGAACCGGGTCAGTGGAAAGTTTTAGACTTACCTGCGATTAATGCTAACGGTGATGCTCTCTGGCCCGAAGCCTATCCTGTAGAAAAATTAAAAAAGATTCAAGCGACAGTCGGAGAAAGAGTTTGGCAAAGTTTATACCAGCAGAAGCCATCAGCAGAACAGGGACAAATTTTAAAAAGAGATTGGTGGCGTATATGGGATAAGAAAAGATTTCCTAGATGTCATTCAATCATACAATCTTGGGATACTGCTTTTTCAGCAAGACAAACTGCTGACTATTCAGCGAGAACGACTTGGGGTGTCTTTACGCATACAGATGAAAAAGGAAAAGATCAAGCTTGTATAATTTTACTAGAAGCTTGGCGTAATCGTGTCGAGTATCCTGAACTACGAAAAGAGGCTCAACAATCATTTTTCGATTGG